GCACAAGATCAAGGCGTCGAGCTCGTCTTGCAACCGAAGCAAAAGGCGGCAATCAATAGCCCGGCACGGGAGACTCTTTACGGAGGGGCCGCGGGAGGGGGCAAGAGTTGGCTATTGCGGGCCGCGGCGATTCTTTGGAGTTTACAGGTGCCGAAATTGCAAACGTATCTCTTTCGGCGTACTTGGCCAGAACTCGAATACAACCATTTGCAAGGATCCGGGAGTTTCCGGGACATGCTCGGGCCGATCATGAGCTCAGGGCACGCGAAGATCGTCGGGAAACAAGTCCGATTCAGCAACGGGAGCCGAATCAACCTTTGTCACTTAGCGAACGTCAACGACCTCACGAAATATCAAGGGGCCGAGATTCACGTATTGCTACTCGACGAGGCGACGCACTTCACAGAGGCCGAGTACAGATACCTCCGGGCCCGGATGCGTATCGGGACGCTCGAGGTGCCCGATCATGTCGAGACACAATTCCCGAGATCGATCCTCGGGACAAACCCCGGGGGCGTCGGGCATCATTGGTGCAAAGCGGGATTTGTCGATCAAGGGGATTTCATCGTCAAGAGAGCGGGCAAAGCCGAGGGCGGAATGACTCGAGTTTTCGTCCCGGCAAGGCTCGAGGACAATTTCGCAATGATGAAAAACGACCCCGACTATGAAGAGCGACTCGAGGGGCTCGGAGATCGTGAGTTGATCAGGGCCCTGAGAGATGGCGACTGGGAAGTCATAGCCGGGGCAATGTATGGGGGAGTATGGAGAAAGGAAAAACACGTTTGTCGACCTTTCGACATTCCGATCGACTGGGAAGTATGGGTCGGAGCCGACGACGGATATGCAGCTCCGGCGGCAATGTATTGGATCACACAAAACCCAACGACAAAGACGTATTATGTGATCGCCGAACTATACGCCGAGGGCATGCTCCCGAGAGAATACGCCGAGCGGGCTCTCGCGATCAACGACAGGCTCGGGCGTTGCGATCACGAAGGGGAGCCCGTCAGACACGAGGCACCGATCGTCGGGAGTATGGACTCGGGAGCATTCGCCAACATCGGCAGCGCGGACGCATCGGGCAAAGAGGCCATACCCCGGGGGAAGCAATTGCAAGCTCTTGGGCTCAGGATCAAGCCCGTCGAGAAATGGGCGGGATCAAGGGTGCACCGGGCCCAACTCTTGCACCTCTTACTCGCCCCGAACCAGCTCGACCCCGAAGGCGGGCCCGGCATTGTCTTTTTTGAGAATTGCGTCAACGCCGTCAGAACGATCCCGGCCCTTGGGAGATCGACATCAAACCCCGAGGACGTCGACACAACTCACGAGGATCACGCATACGACGCGATCACATACGCGTTGCAAAGACGGCGGACAAAGAGCGGGAAACGCAAAATCGGGGGGCTTTAAGAGAGCGGCAAACCCTTGTATTTACAGGGAAAAGAAAGTTTTTTCACTTTTTTTCACATTAGGGCTTGCAAAAGGAACGGATCCGTCCCATTATGCATCTCCAATGAACGACACGACCAACACAACGACAAGCCCGATCGCCCAACTTATCAAGGGCAACCAGCAAATCGCAAGCGCGAAAACTTTCGCCTCGCATGCTGAGATTCTTGATTTCATTCAGACAGCCGTCACGGGCAATATGGAGGGGCAAGAATATATGCACGGCCGGGAGATCCTCGACGACGTGCTCGACGATTTGATCAGATACCGATCAAGCCTCGAGTCGATCGACGCATACGTCAAGGCGAACAAGCTCTAAGCAAAGCCCCATTTCCCCATTACCCTGACCCGTGAAAAGGTCGGGGCTTTTGGGTGTAATGAACAACGAAACCAACACAACAGCAATCGCCGCCCGCCAACTCGAAATCCTCATTCGCACTCAAACCCGCGAATGGTACGGCGACGAGGATCACATCGGCGAAGAGGGATACGGCAGATATAAATGCAAGGGATCGTCCGATTTCGTGACGAAAGTCAACGAGGCGGATCTCATGTATTTCGAAGACGCAATCAAAGCGGCATTCAACGCGGAGTACAACGTCAATGGGCTTTTCTTTCGATACGAGGCCCGGGAGATCGAGATATATCACAAGCCCGGTCACATTACCCTCAACGTCGAGATCGAGCGCGAAGGCTAATCAACAAGCCCCCTCCGGGGGGCGCAACTCACCAACAACATGAAAGCACAAACAAACAACGAAATAGACGCCCGGCAAGATTGGATCAAAGAGACTGATCGATTCGAAAAAATGGAATGGATGGCGGAGACATGCTCGACGACATTTATGAGAATGCACCTCGTCAATGAAATGACGAGTTGGTTTGAAGAGGACGACTTTGACAAGTTTTTCGATCACATCTCAGCATGTTGGGAAATCGAAACGCCGCCCGAAACCCAAATCGAAAGAGAATAATGAGAGAGCTCAAACGCAAAATCAGAGTCGAAATTTTAAGGGCAAAAAAAGACCCGATATTCAAAGGCTCAATTTGGATCCTCACAATACACGCGGCAATCGTCGCAATTTACGCAACAATCACAATCCTGACACAATGATCGAAAACAACCAACAACGCAAAGACGAGGCAGTACAGACGCTCGAGCGTCTCGACAGCATAAGATACAACAACGACCTCGCCGGGGCCCCTGAGCTCGCCGAGGACGTCATCAACGAGATCGCAGAGCAAGAGCGTCTCGAGGCAAAAGCATTTTGGGCCCGGATGCACGAGCAAGGGCACACGCTCGAGCTCGTCGAGGTGCCCAACTAATCAAATCAAGCCCCCCGGGAGGGGGGCACAACCAACAAAAACAAAATGGAAAACGCAAACGACAAAAACAACGCTCTCGAGTATTCCGAGGACGACGAGATGGAAACCGGCAAGGGGTGGTATTGGCAACAACAGCACGGAGAATGGTTTACGAGCCAACTTTTCGAGACGGCGGAAAAGGCGATCGAAGCCATGAACGAGGGAACCGTCAAATTCGGAGCGTGAAAATGGAGTATTTCAATTTTCGCCATATCATGAAGGCAGCGGGGATCCCGAATAGCAAAGTTAACAACTGGTCGACGGGGCACGCTTTGCGAAACATTGCGCAGCAACTCGGGCACGACCCGACTCACATCCTCACGAAAAAAACGAACCCGAACCCGAGCGTCAAGGCCCCTCACATCATCGCTCATTATCCAATGGAGATTTTTTCGCAAGCCTTGGAACATGTCGCGCAAATATGGGCAAATAGCCCGAGCAACGACGCGACTCAAATGCAGCTATTCGACGAGAGGCTCGACAACATACCCGACGACGAACTGATCGACGAGGACAACGACAACGAAACAACGACATAATGCATACTCATATGAGAACAAAAGCAATAATCACCGCGGCCCTGATCGCGGCAACAACCCCGTCACTGATCGCCGACACGATCGTGACAGGGAGGCCCGACGCATTCGGCAGGACGACAAGCGTCATATACGCCGACAACGGCAGGGTCATAGCAAGGGCGATCACCAACAAGCCCGACGCTTTCGGACGCCGCAAAACGACGTATGTGAGCAACCGGGGCAAAGTCGTCGCAGAGTCTCAAACTGACAGGCCCGACTCATTCGGGCGCAGGATCACGAGGTTTCTCAAACTCCGCAATGCCCGTAAATAGGGCACCGGGGGCTTTTTTCACATTTTTTCACATTAGGGCTTGCAAAAGGGACGTTTTCGTTGCATTATGTTTACACGATGAACAACACGACCAACACAACAGCCGCCAAGCACAGAGAAAAGTCAGTCTCAGAAAATGAGTTTGATCGCATAAGCCAGAAATTCCCGGGCGTGCAAGTCCGCAAGTTTCAAGCGTCAGGATTGAAAGAGACTTTCCTCGTGAAATGGCTCGACGGAGAAAAGGCACCTTACGACCTCGTCTATTTATTCCGGGCCAATTTCGGATAGTCAACACAGCCCCCTCCGGGGGGCACAACCAACACAAACCAACAACATGAAATTCACATATTCCGCCAATTATTCCACCGAGTCAGGCAAAGTATTCTCGATCTATTTCGACACCGTCGAAGAGGCTTTGCTCATGCTCAAGACATTCAAAAAGCATTTCGGCGGGCTTTGCCTTGTCAATTGTTCATGGACAATCGACGGAGAGAATTTTATCGCCTAAACAACAAGCCCCCTCCGGGGGGCACAACCAACGAGAACCAACAACATGAAAACAGACATACAACACGCCCTCGACACCGGGCTCATTTGCGAAAGCATGCTCACCCCCGAAGAGGTATTCGAAGCCAAGCTCGACGACGCCGACAAGGCCTATGCCGAGCAACATGATCTCAGCTTTGAAGACATGTTTTATTTCAAAGCCGAGATGCAAGCCGAAGCCGAGGCAGAGGCACTCAACAAGATACGAATCGCCGTCCGCGACGCCTATCCAATCGTCGACTAAACAACAAGCCCCCTCCGGGGGGCGCAATCAATCATCAAAATGGAACCAAAAAACTATCCCGAAATCATGGGATCATTACTCGGGCGAAGCATTTGCCTCGAGGTCGATCTCAAGCACTTACTCGACGAGATCATCAATATGGACACGTCGACAATTGAGAGCGCAACATACGAAAGATTAGAGCTCGCCAAGAGGGCGAGCAAGATCCTATCATATACGCAAGAAACGATCCTCAACGCCGAGGACAAACTCAAAATCACCTAATCAACAAGCCCCCTCCGGGGGGCACAACCAACGAAAACCAACAACATGAAAACAATATACAAATACAACATCAGCCCCGGACAAGGGGGGATCGCTCGAGTCAAAATGCCCAAAAACGCGGTCGTCATGCACTCCGACGCCAACGAGTCAGGGCTCTTTGTATGGGCCCTCGTCGACATCAAGGCCGAAACGGAGAATCGCTATTTCGGATTATTCCAGACAGGCCAGAAATTGCCCGACTCGATCGCCGATTGCATCTTGATCAAGACCTTTGTGACTCGATTGCTCACTAAGGCCCCGGTCGTGCCCGGCGACATGCCCGAGTTTAAGACATGCGTCGATCACTTATGGGAAGTCTCAGCAAAAACAGTCAAAGAGCTCCGCGAAATCCACAATCAAACCAACTAATCGAGATTATGTGGATATTTACAAGTGACGAGTTTCTGAGCGTCGTGAGGCACCGGGACAAACCCGACAGCCTCATGATCAGATACCGAAGCCGGGAGCAAGCCGAGGCATGCACGCTCCCGGGGGACGTATCGATTACACAACTTGCCGACTATATCGCCCGGAAGACGGTCAAAGAAACCGACTTTGTCGATTGGATAATAAACAAGACGGCGTCGTTGCAATACGACAACTACAAAAACAGCACCGCCGATACCCTCATGCACAAGGCCCCTCTCATGAGAGTATGGGATACAATGTATCAATGGCAAAACGAGAGCGAATACGGCGACGAGTTTCACGCGTCTCACCCCTCATCAGCATACTGGCACGATTACGCCGACGACAAGGAAACGGTTTTCTGTGAGAATTGTTGGGAGTTTCACGGCCCTGATCAGGCATGCAAACAAAGAGAGGGGGTCGAATGAAAGTCGACACACCTCAACTCGAGAACGTCACGACAGGCGATCTTGTCGCCGAGCTCAACAGCCGGGGACACAACCCGGAAGACGCCAAGGCAGAGCAAATCGTCAGCCTGATCGCCAGACGATACGGGATCGATCGGACGACATTACTCACCAAGCACAAAGAGGGCAAAAACGTCGCGGCATATCTGATCAGGAAATGCACGGAACTCACATGGGCC